GCAGCCACTTGGTTAATTCTTATCATACCATTATTAACCATTTGGTCCAATCCCTCATACCCCCTAATTGATTTGATAACCGAATCAACCCTTCTTGCCGAAAGGTTTTTGTTGTATTCACTACTGTTAGGTGATGATGCTGAACCTGCAATTGTAAATTGTACAGGATATCCTTGGTCTGTCACTTCTTTTAATCGTGATAAGAATGTTTCAAATATTTGATAATTAGGAATAATCTCAGTATCAAAGAATGTCTGTACAGGTTGTTTTTGTGATTCAGATGCGTTTGCAACATAACTTGTTTGTTGACCTGTGTAAGCATCAAACGTATCGGTATAATCTACCGATGATGTTATAGAATAAGTCTTTGGGTCAGGATTATCATTATCAAAGTATAATTTTAAATCACTAATATCGAAGGTAGGTATACTTTCCCCCTCGTCAGCTTTTTGTGGGTTTGTTGCAGGAATTTCTTTAACCGCCTTTTTAAAATCTTCAATGTTTTTTGTTTTTTCAACAACATCAAAAATTTCATTGAATGTTAGTGTTGTGAATTTTTGAGCCAATTCATAGATATCATAGTCTTTACATCCCGCAAAGAATGAATCAATAATTTTAGTCACCTGTGAATCAGGAGTCACATTCTGTAACTCATAATTTACTAACATATTTAGGATTGAAGGATGGTCTACAATTATTTTAAATCTTAATCCACCAGTTCTTCTTGTGTTATTATATGTGTATATCGGCTCAGGTCTACCCAAGAATACATTGTCATTCCAACTTACCGAAACACTTTCATCAACACTTAAATCATATGGGGGGAACCACATAATTCTACCACCATTAGGTCCTTTCTCACATGCAGGTAAATCTTGTTGTAAGTCAGTACTTCTCCACGACAAGTTCTCAAGTGAGAACATATATTTTTTTACTTGTCCATCAACAATATTTGTTGACTCATCACCGTTAATTGGTGCTATGTTTAAATTATAGGTATTATCTAAAACTGAATATGTGAATTTACGAATATTACCATCTGTTTTCTGAAGGTCGTTAAACGCCATATATGGAGTATCTTTTGTGAATACTCTACAATACTCTCTACCAACTTCAGCACCATTTTGATTTACATATCTTTTTACTCTTGAACCTTTAGTAATTTCTCTTGTTCCATCCCAAAACACTTTTGATGTTTGGTTAATCGCATTACCTACGTGACCTAATCTAGCATTACCCGGTAAACCATCAGCTGCGTTGACCAGTCTTTGAGTATCGTCCATAATGGACCCATCTCTCAATGCAAAATCAGTAGACTCACTCTTATCGAACTGAGAACTTATTGAAGGCCAGTTTGGGTCTTCACCTTCTATTCTACCACCCTGACCAACTTTTTTACCGGCTTGTCCTTTTGTTTTAGGAGATATCCATGTGAATCCACCTTGTTGTCCTGCACCATCAGAAGGTTCCGACTCACCAGGTCCAAATGCAAAATTTTGATTATTTTCGTAAATTTTTGCAACTTCACTATATCCACGTACGGCAACCTTAACTCTTCTTCCTAATGGGTCAACAGGTAACTCGTCATTAGGAAAGACCATATTGTCAGGGTCTTGTGTTCTACTACCAACATAGTAATTTCCTTTTGGAGCACCTAAGTTTAAATCTCCAATAAAATTGGCTTTGTAATCAGGTCTAAAGTTATTGTACTCAAGAGCCGAAAATAACGCAGACACAGAACCTTGTCCCGTATTTGCTAAGAAAATATCTGAACCATTTTTTGTTGTCGGTAATAATTGTGGTCTACCAAGTAAACTTCCAACAAAATTTATAGTCTGATTTATAAAACTTTTTTTACCGTCAACTGCAAAATAATCACCAGGTATCCAAGAATAAGGTGAATAAACACCTGTTATTCTACTTAAAAAATCTAAACCTTTACCGGCTAAACTACCTGGTACTGAAATTTGCCAATCTTTTTCAATTAACGGTGCTCTACCTGAAAGTATTTCAGCCGCTTGAAATGGGTCTTTAAGGGCATCTAATAAATTAACTCTACCAAAAGTATTTTCGTAAGTTTCTTGTGCTATTCTATATTGTAACTCAGCCCTTAGAGATTGAGCTGCAATTTGCATCATTGGACTATCCTGAGCTAAAGAACCATTACTACCTCTTGGATTTTCATTAAGGAATAATGACGATAATGGGTATACTGAAGAAATATAATTAAAGTAGGCGTCTTTTTCAGCAATTACTTTATGTACATTTTGTATTGTTGGTGAATAAATATAACCATTATCAGGACCAAAAGTATTTTGAATATATGCGTCTTTTTGTGATTGTTCTGTTGTTTTACCTGGTTCACCACCACTATTACTGTACGGACCTAAATTTGATTTCGTTCCATAGTCTTTATTAATATCAACCATAGAACCGTAACCATTACTACTACCCGGCCCGTATGCATTTTTAGCATACAATTCTTGTTCTTTAACATCACCTACTTGGTCCAAACTTGGACTATCAGCAACACTAAACTCTCTAAGTCTAAACTCAGATTCACCAGCACTACCATTTGAAGAAAAGTTTTGATTCTTGTAAGGTGGTAGGTTCTTTACAAGTAAGTCTTTTCTAAATTTTTCTGTTGCTCCAAACGATAATGGACTGTCCATCTATTCTTATTTATCAATAAATAGATTTAATCGGATTTTTTATTAACCCGTGGCTAAGAATTGACTTCCCATTGCCGATTTAATTTTTGTTCCCAACTCTTGTAGTTGTGATTGAGACAGAGAAGCAATATTCAAATTCTCAGTAATTCCCCTTACTTCTACAACACCTGTGTGTTTAATCTCCATGTTATCAACACTTAATGACGCCATTGCATCTGTTGGGGTTGTTGGTAAAGATGTCTGTGTAGGCGATATTGGTGTATACGTTATTGGTAAAGGATTACTATCTAACGGTGTTGGTATTACTTCCGCAATACCTAAAAATATATTTTTTACTGCCTCTTTTGCCTTATCAACCAAATCAGCACCTAAACTCTCAAACGAACTAAAATCAACATCTTGAATTTGTTGCTTCAGTTTTTCAGTTATTGTATCAGAAATTCTATCATAATTTTGCTCTGTAAATACTTGTTCCAATCCCTGTTGTACTTGTTGAGCAACAGATTTAACATTTTGAGTTGCCCCAATATATTTGTCACTACCACCAATACCTGCTGCCAATCTTCCGGCAGGTGTTGATAGTGCAACTACTATTGATTCAAGAGCCGATAATTGTTTTTCAGCAATTTCTTTAGCACTCATTTGATTAACCTCATCTTGTTTTTTTAACTGACCATAAGCATCCTCAACTTGTTTTGCTGTTAATTCGGTTAACTCAACAGCCTTATCCATATTAGGTAGTTGGATTTCTAATTTACCGTCCTTATTTAATCTCGCTAAATTGGCTATTAATTGTTTTTTGTCACTATCAACATCTAAAAACTTAACATCTTCAAATGCTTGTGTTTCTTTTGCAGCCCTTACGGCACTATCGGCCAGTTGTTCGTAATCCTGACCTGTAGCACTCGCAAATGCTCTCAATCTCCTCATCTCAAGTGCTGAAATTTCAAATCTTTTTGTTTGACTATTAAACTGAACAGAGGCTTTTGTTGCATCGATAATTGAGTTTTGTAAACCCTCCATATCGTTTTGCGCCATGTTCATCAGTTGGAATGGGTCACCTAAAGCACCTATAGCCCCACCTAAATTTTGAAATTCTGCAGCTAACTCAATTGCCTTTTCAGGGTTCAATAAATCTGCCGCAAGTCCCTTGACACTTGTCATATCAATTCTAAGTGCTTGTGCACGAGCCACCATTCTTGTCAACCCATCAACACCGTCTTTGAATCCGTATGAATTTACTAACTTTAAATTTTTTGCAGTTGCAGCTAAAAAAGTATTAACATTCAAACCAAGACTTCTAGCCTTTGCGGCTAAATCATCAATAGAACCGACGGTTGATTCCAGTCCAACACCGATACTATCAAAAGCCTCAACTAAATCAGCATATTCGGCAGCGGTAATACCTGCAGATTTTTGAAGAGCCACCGCATTTGCCAATTCCTGACTTGATAACATAGTGTTTTTTTGCATGACTTTGTTAATTGCCGCAAAAGTGTTTGCAACATCATCCAAACTACCACCAATACTAAGAACATCTGTGGTCGCCTTAGCGAACTGTTCTCTCATTGATTTAGCGTAAATACTGCCCTGACCAAGTACTTGACGATTTACTCGTGAAACTTGGTCCTCAAAGTCAAAAATACTATCTTGTAATTTAGTAAAAGAATTTTTAGCTGCGTTTAAAGCATCACTTATCGATGGACCACCACCCGCACCTGTACCTGTAGTTTCTTGTAAAAACATTAATTATCTTTATCTATAAATACATTATTATTTATTTCTTGCCTTTTCCGCAGCTTCATTCTTTTTTTCGAACTCGGTAACAAGTTTGTTAATAAAGTATTTTCTCTCAAAAATTGGCATTCTCATCATGTCTCCATATGAGAAGTGTACATACTTGGATAAGTAATAGAACTCATCCATCATAATCTTTCTATAATCAGAAGAAAGGACGAAAAAATTCTGCCCCGAAAGTGATTCTTGCGCTCACTTTTTCTCCTGACGGGGCTGTAAATACTCTTTCCAAATCCAATCTTGGTTCAGAATCTCTTAACGAATTTCTTATGAATTTTGAGTCTGCAATTGGCATTTGTTGAATGTATTTTGCAATTTCTCCTTTGTCTGAAGTTTCATCTATTGAAACAATCTGCATCTCCAACCTTTTTGTTTGTGTGGGCGCCATTATACCTTTTGGGTAAGCGTCTTCGAACTTTTTTAATTCTTTTTGGTCATAACCATTCAACAATTTACATTTAACTTTTTGTCCACCAACTGGTAATACAAATGTAAAATGACCTTCAGAATCAGGTTCGTGTAATGGTTTTTTAATATTAAGTTCATCCAATTGAGTTGTTACTTCAAACTCTTCAAGTGTTTTTGGGTCTCTTAATATTAATTTATAATCAGAACCGAACGCAGTGTTTCTCAAGAATATTAAAATGGCTTCAATATCACAATCCAACATTTCATCGGGATGAAAATCATGTTCGTAGATTTTATTTCTCAGAAGTGTTGAAATAATATCATTGTTACGATTATCAGCCAATAGAATATTTTCATCGGCAGCTGTTAAGTAACCGACCTTTAGGGACGATTTCTTACTTTTATAAAATTTTCCACGTGATGGCAATTCAACCACGTCGTGAGGTAAATTAAAACCTTCTTGTAGATATTGTGAGTAGTCGTTCATAACAAAAAAAAACCATAGGGTTTCCCCTATGGTTAAATATACTTAAACTGATTTTATCGTAAATACTATTAATAAACTAAGATACATCTGTCAGGACGTAGTGTAGCTGTGATAGTTGCCACCCCATCATCACTGTAACCTAACGAATCAAAATTGACATCAGTAAGGAAAGTACCTTGTAATATCCATTTTTCAACAGCAACACCTGTTGGGTCTAACATTTCCAAGAAAATGTTTTTCTTATATCCCGCAGCGTAACCCATACGACCTGTAACTGATTCGGCGTGTAAACGAACCCACTCCATAAGAGCTTGAGCTGCTGACGGACCGATTGGGTCACGGAAAGTTACGTTAATGGTATTCCAGTTAAATCTACCAGCAACATAAGTTGATGTGTTCAAAAATGGAATCTCAACAGGATTAATTGTAATTTGTGGTCTTGATGTTGATTCTACAAACCAAGAATTGATGCCCAAAGAAGAATCAAAAGTTAAGATAAATCTATTCTTACGTTTTGGTTCGTAAGGCATCGGCATTTTCATTAATAAATCAGCCATAGTATTTTTTTATTTTTTTTCTGTTTTTAGTTTATTTACTTATAAATACACGGATGTCGAAAAATTTTTCTATTTACTTTATTCCGGAAATCTAAGATTATGTAAATCCAGTTCCAGTTTTAGTATAATAAATTAAATTTCTTTCTTTTCTCCTCCTTTAGTTAAATAAGTTCTTACTGGTTTATCTGAATATTCAGTATCTAGGAATTTCTTTATAGTATCTATATTTCTAGGGTCATCATCAGAAAATCCAATTTCCGGTACAAATCTGTTACTTACATCATTTTTAAAGAACGCTTGTTTCCCCAACCTTGATGCCAGATTTTTGACATATGAAATAAATTCTCTTAAGGCATTAACTTTACCCTCCTCAGGATTTGTTGCAGAACCCTCACCATAACTCACAGGATGAAACTTACACATATTAAGATATTCCATAATAATTTCATTTCCGTCCATTTCACCTTCTTCTGATATGTCTCTGAATTTTTTTAAATTATCTATACAAACTTGTTTTGAAATACCGTTATGGTTTGTCACAATGTAATTGTATGTTGCTTCTTTAAGGGTTTCAGGGTTGTGTCCTCTTGCTGTGATAATCGCAAAGATGGAACCACCGTTTAAACACTCCACAAAATCACCCCAAGATGGTCCTGGTTTAGCCAACATAGCATCAACGATAAATTGTGCGTCCCCACCCTCTTTGAAGTTTCTAAAGGGTTCGTTTGCAAATCCAACGATTTCTTTTCCTTTGTAGTTAAATGGTTCTTTACCTATATCAATACGATATTCTGCAAAATCTTCAGTACCCATACCAACTTCTTCTCCGTCTGCAGTTGCCACAATAATTTCAGTTGGCATAAAGACAATATTATCGTCCCAATCGAAGGCATAATATTTCAAGTCAGGGTTTCCCGCATCATCAAAACCCTCACGAAGAAGTTTTTCTTCTAAAAACTCTTTTAAAATTTTTTTAAACATTTTTGTTTTTTGCGATTTTTTCAATCAACCTTTCCAATTGAGCTTCAGAAACGATGATGTTTTGTGATTTTTTTGAAAATGTTTTTTTACCTGTTTTAGGTAAATCAAGATTTTCGTTCAACTTTGATTTTTTGAATTCCATGGTTTTCTTATTTAGGCTAAAAGAGGGGTCGAAAACGACCCCCCTTGTTTTTAATTATTAGATGTCTTCAAAAGACGCTCCTGTTGGAGTAATCAAGAATTCGATATCGATGAATTCAAGTGCTCTTGTAGGTTTCAAGTAAATCTTACCAACCAATTGGTTAGCGTCAATATCTTCAGGGTTGTTTGATACTGTTACTCTGAAGTCCACTAAACCTCTGTCTCTTCTGATTGAATCCAAGATTGGGTTTACAGAATCCAAGAAGTCTTGTCTTACTTGTTCATCATTTTGTTCGAACAACAATCTGATTGCCACTGCTGAAATTAACTTACGAGCTTGTAACAACAATCTTCTTACGTTAATTCTATCAAGAGCTGACTGTCTGATTTGTAAAGTTTTGTTACCCCAAATTACAGTTCCAACATCAGAGAAAGTTGCAATTGGGTTAATTCTACCTTCATACAAAGTATCTCTTGCTTCTTGTGTTAGTTTCACACGTGCCTTAACCGCATTTACAAGACCTCTTGTGTAACCCGCAGTTGCGAACCAAGGGAATGCAATGTTGTCTGTCAATGCTAAGTTTCTAACAACTTCTGATGTTGGTGGAATGTAAACTTGTGTATTGTTTACACCATCTCTAACCAAAATCCATGGGTAGTAAGTTGCCGTGTAGTTAGAATCAATATTACTTTCTTCCAAATTATCAACCGCCTCTTGTGGGTAGATGAAATCAGCTTGGAAGTTAGAAGTAGTTGGTGCGTACATGTCGTAGTCAGGTGTAGTACAAACGTATAAAGAATCTGCTCTATCTGACTCAATCATATCGATAGCCTGTTCAACTAAGTTAGAGTTGTTTACGTAGTCAATACCTGGTGTTACAAACACGTTGATGTTAACCGCTTCAGGGTTAGCGTATGTTTGTTGACCGATTAAGTATGCGTAATAGTCAGTGTTACCATAATCTTGAGTATTATCTCCAACAGTAATCTGTTTGAATGCTCCCCAACCTGTTGCGTTCGGGTAAGATGCAGATTGTAATGGAGATGCTCCTTTCAAGTAACCAGGTTGACCTAACATAAATGTGTCAGTATTACTTCTGTATTCTCTATAAATGTCCCAACCATCAAAACCTCCTTGAGCCACCACAGAGAACTTTCTTGCGTAAATTCTGTAGTAAGGGTTAGATTGGTTAGTTGGGTCAGATTGGAATGATGCGTTACCACACTCAAACGCTGTTTGACCTGAAGTTACGTATAGATTTGCGATAGTTACTGCGGTTGCTCCTGAATCCATGTGGAAACCAGGTGTGATGTAGTTCCATGGTAAACTTTCAGTAGCACAACATAAGTTAGTTGGATTTTGTTTTCCTTTGTATTGGAAGAAATCGTAATCAATACCTACTGTATTAGAAATACCTAAGTATGTTTTTCTTACGTTATCTCCTGAAGATAATGTTGTATTATCTGTACCTGTACTTGTACCAAAAGGTGGATTCCAAATTTGTTGACCAGGGTAGTTGTATTCTGTTTTGAAGATTACAAATGGTGAATTTGCTCCTTGATACTCTCTGAAGTTAAATCCTTCAAAACCACATGGTAGAGAGTCAACAGGTGCGTCTTCATCCATTTCAACCATAATGAAACTTGACTTTAATTCGAACTCACCGTTAGATGTACCGATTTTCTTAGCCACAAAACTATTAGAACCTGGGTCCATAGTACAGTTTGTGAATTTTTCAAGAACGATTGGGTTTGCGTCAGTATCGTAGAAATCTCTTACAATAATATCAAATGTCATATTGTTAAATGACATATTTGCTATTGAGATTTTTACTAATTGGTTAGCTGAGTTACCATCAGAAATCAATACAAATCTAAACAATCTGTATACTGTATTACCACGTAATTCAGATACGATGAATGGTGTTGCTGGTGTTTGGTATTGTTCCAAGTACCATGCGATAGATGAGTTAGTTCCATTGTCTTCTCTTGCAGATGGAAGAGCAACTAATGTCGGATTTAATCCTCTAACGTAACCTTTTCTGTAACTCCAATTCATTAAGTTGTAGAAAGTTTCTTCTAAGAACAAAGGAACTTCAGTTCTTGGTTTACCAAAGTTTGTCATTCCAAATACTTTTGAAATGTAATCAGGGTCTGAAGTTGAGAAAGATGTTTCGAAATTGAAATTGTTTCCGTCGTTAGTCACACCCGAGATAGCAAATGATGCGTATGGATTTTCTAATACATCAGAGTAAGAACCTGTCGTAGTATCCATAATAACTTGTGTAAGACCTGAAACTGTATAAACAGGACCTCCACTTGAATCGGAATTCAAACCTCTTGAACGAAGAGTTGCGATAACAACATCGTTGTAGTCTGTATATGCCGTAGCCACAAAGTTCAATACTGTTCCCGAAACTGTACCTGAGAATGAACCCGCAGTTGCCGTTGGTCCGAAGTTACTTCCGATTACTGAGTTAAATGATAAACCACTATAGTTATCTCCTGTTTGTGGTATAAATGCTGCGTAGTACCAAGTATCCATTGTACTTGCAGTGTAGTTAGCGTTTGCAGTGGTATTTCCTGATGTTCCTAAGAAATTAGTAACACCCGTGTAACCAGCACCTGTGTAAGAGTTGAATGTCGATGCTGACATAACACCCCACTGTCCCATAGAAGTTCCACTCAATGAGTTAGTTGTACACGCAGATACGATAAATGATGCTAACTGACCTGACATTGTTGTTGATGAGCCGTTGAATAATGTAACTGTATCACCGATAAATGTGCTGATAGGTGAAGCAAATGCTCCGAAAGTTACAGTACCACCAGTTGAACCTGTAAATGATACAGACCAAGTTTCTTCAGTAGTCGCTGAAAGTGTTGATGGGTCTACGTTTGCTTGCATTGTGATAGACCAAGAAGGTCCCGCATCGTAGCCCGATAAACCCAATACTCTTGTTACGAATAATTGGTTAGATTGTGATAAATACGCTTTGGCGATGTATGCTGCCTCGTACTTCGGGATTTGAGTGTTTACGAATTTAGTTGGGTTTGTACCACCAAATAGTGCTGTAAATTCATCGTAGTTTGCTACGAAGATTGGTTCGAACGCAGGACCTGTTAAAGTCTCACCAACGATACCCAAAGTTGTTACACCAACACTTTGTGCTACAAAACTTAAATCTCTTTCTGATGTGTATACACCAGGAGAAACGAAAACTTTGTTAGATGTTGCCATTGTTTTTTATTAGTTTCGGAATTTATTTTCTGTATAAATATTTGAGAAAATTCAAAAAAACCTTTACTCCAGTAGTATATTTATTATGTAGTGAGAAAAAATTCTACCTTTTTTCTGCCTTATTTTTTATGAAAGAAATTAAGAACCTAAAAATATCAAAACAAACACACACAATACTCAAAAATCATTGTGACAAAAATGGTTTAAAAATGTACGCATTCTTAGAACAGTTAATCATTAAAAACTGTACACCTAAAAAGGATATATACGGTGAAGATTAAAGGAGAGTTGCTGTGGTGAATAAAGTTGCTGGTTGACCTGCAGTGTCCTTAGTAATTTCAATTCGTAACACATCGTGAGTGTTAATTTGAATTTCCGTTACATCATCACCATAATAGTCATCATTGATGTATACTGACCATGTATCAACATTTTCTTTTCCTGAAACAAAAATATTTGCAGTATAATTAAATGTTTGTGTTACTTCAGTGTCACCTGTTCCAAATTGAAAATCAACATTTGTTGAATGACTAACAGGTCTCATCTTGGCTTTTCTTGCCTTAGTTTTTGTATCGACTTCAATAAGTTGTAATACTCTCGAAATGGCTGGTTTAACCTCAAACTCTTCTTCATCAATTAAGAATCCCATCATTAAGAATTCATAAGTTTGAACGTAATATTTTCTCTTGTCCACATCCATAGATGAGTCATCAGAAATATTTTGTAAAATAATTGGAATGTAACTTCCTTTAACAAAAGTATATGCCTGTCTTGAACTAAATTTTTGTAAAATAATTCTATTAAACTGATTAAGTTCTCTCATTCTATTACAAACAATTTTTACTTGATATGTAATATCTACAGGAACAGGTTGTGGTATTTTATAAACATCCATACCTTTTCTTTGTCCATCCCATGTTGGAACTTTAGCCCAATAAAATTGTCTTCTATTAGGAATGGTATAAACCAACGATGGGTTACTACCGTATTTTACTTCAGGTTGTCTAATAGTGGTAATGAAAGGTGGTACAGGGTTACCATTTAAATCTTGGAAATTCCAAGTCTGTGCAAACTGAGCCCAGTTTTGAGTTGTTATAATAACATCAACTGAAGGTACAACCGCACCCTCAACAACACACTTCAAATCATTTTTTACGAAATCCAACATCCCCCTATCCAAATCAGCATGTAAGATAGATTTAGGAAGGTAAGTTCCATCTTTCGTAATGTAAGATAGAAGTTCTTCTCTACGGGCATATCCTGTTGGTACCGTATTGATACTAAGGTCTGTTTTTATTTTCTTTGGTGGTAATGCCATTATAATGCGTCAAATTCATTAATACTCACAGGAGTTGCGGTATATGTGTAATAAAAACTTTTATACCCTCCGTATGTATGTTTATTATCATAATCAGGTGTACCCGCATCAATAACAGTATAATACCTAACTTCATTTTCTCTAATCCAATATCCTATATAATCACCAAGTTTAATATCAATGGCCAACTCTTCCAATTCTTTGTGATAAACAGAAAATGACATATTACCTGGTTCGTTTTGCATTATTCTACTACCATTGATAAATTGATTACTTGCCTCGTCAATACGAACTAAAGCTCTAAACTCAACAGGTGGTAAAAATTGAATACCTCCATTTATAACTTCACCGTATACGTCGTCTTTAATTGTCTTTTGTGTGTCAACACTATACAACACCAAGGTGAAGTTCAAATCACCATTCAGGTATTCTCTACCCATCTGTATTTCAAGGGCAAAATCATCCTGTCCAAAAAATTTTTCTAACCGTGTAATT